ATGGCAAAAGATAAATCATCGCGCTCATCAAGGCGTAAGCAACAACCAAATAAGTCAAACGGCGGCGGTTGGAAAAAGTGGCTTAAGTACATTTTAATTGGGATTGCTACTTTTCTCGTAGTCGGCCTTATCGCAGGAGCAGGTTTATTTACCTACTATGCGGCTGATGCACCTGAATTGACTCAAGACGATTTGTACGGAAGTTATGCTTCCGACCTCGTTGATAAAAACGGGGATGTATTCTACACCCTCGGCGGACAAAACCGAGAACAAGCAGATACAGAAGAATATCCACAAATTTTAAAAGATGCTGTTATAGCAACTGAAGACCAACGTTTCTATGACCACCCAGGTGTTGATCCGATTGGAATCGGACGAGCTGCTTGGGGGAACTTAACTAATGAGGGTATTGTCGGCGGCGGTAGTACGATTACCCAGCAGTTAATTAAACTGTCGGTCTTCTCTACTAAAGAATCAGACCAAACTCTTGAACGTAAAGCTCAAGAAGCTTGGTTGGCTGTCCAGCTTGAACAAGAGCTGTCTAAAGATCAAATCCTTAATTTATATATGAATAAGGTTCATATGGGCGGTAATGTATACGGAATGGCAACGGCAGCCCAAGAATACTACGGCAAACACGTCAGTGAGCTTGAATTACATGAAGCTGCTCTTTTAGCAGGTATGCCGCAAGCCCCAAATGCCTATAACCCATATAGCGACCCAGAAGCAGCGAAAAACCGTAGAGACACAGTTCTTTATACGATGGCAGACTACGGTGCAATTACAGAACAAGAAGCGCAGCAAGCCTTCCAAGTTCCAATTGAAGAAGGCCTTCAAGAGCCGGAAGAATCAACTGACGAAAATACTATGGTTTTCGACAGCTACATCACCGCTGTTCTTGAAGAAGTTGAAGCAAAAACGGACCTTGACCCTTACACAGCTGGCTTAACAATCCAAACAAATATGGATCCTGAAGCTCAGCAATTAGCTTATGATGTAACTCACACAGATGAATATGTAAACTTCCCTGATGAAGAACTGCAAACAGCAGTCAGCATGATTGATTCAAATACTGGACAAATCAGTGCTGTTATCGGAGGTCGTAACCAAGATGGTCACTTATCCTACAACCGGGCACTCAATATGAACCGAAGTATCGGTTCAGTCATTAAACCTTTAACGGTCTATGCACCTGCTATTGAATTCAACCAGTACTCGACCTATCACCAAGTGGTTGATGAACCATACCAGGCTCCAGGAACCGATTGGGAACTGAGTAACTGGGATGGCGAATACAATGGCCAAATGACTATGCGTGAAGCTTTAGTTGAATCTAGAAATATTCCAGCAGCTAAAATCTTTAATGAAGACCTAAATATGGACGAAGTTGCTGGTTTCTTAGAAGGAATCGGTATTAACCCTGAAACCTTATCATCTGGTTCAGGAGGTCTAGTCCCTTCTAATGCGATTGATGGTGTGATGACACCGATGCAGTTAGCTGGAGCATTCTCTGCTTTTTCTAACGAAGGAGTTTATACAGAACCTTATGCAGTCAGCTCAGTAACAACTCAGGACGGAGAAGAAATTGATTTAACACCTGAATCAAACCGAGCAATGGAAGAATCGACTGCTTATATGGTTACCGATATGCTCAAAGGAGTCACCGAAGATTATTATTCAGAGTCATTAGATGTCCCTGGTGTAAACCATGCTGGTAAAACAGGTACAACAAACTATACTCAAGAACAGCATGAAGAACACAATATTCCTTCAGAAGGCGTTCCTGATTCATGGTTCGCAGGTTACAGTCCAAACTATTCAATCTCCGTTTGGGCCGGTTATGACCAGCAGTTTGAAGAAGGAAATTATTTAACGAATGAAGATGGTTCTCGAGGCTTACCACGAGATATCTACCGTGAAATTCTAACCCAGCTTTCTGAAGGCAATGAAGGCGACGACTGGGAAATGCCGGATTCAGTCTCTGAGGAAGAAGTAGTCAATGGATCTACTCCACCTCAAAGTCCAAGTCCTTCTACTCCTGAAAGTGATATAATCACTGAATTATTTGTTGAAGGAAACTTACCTGAACCAGCTCCTGCTCCAGAGCAATCTGAGGAAGAGTCTGAATCAAGTGAGGAATCTGGCACAGAGGAAGAAGACACTGAAGAACAGCCCGAAGAAGATACTGAGGAAAATACAGAAGAAGAATCTGTTTCACTCAATGCCCCATCTGGCTTATCAGCAACTTATGATGAAAACTCTGGAATCCTGAGAGCAAGCTGGGACCCAGTTGATGCAGGAGGAGGTTCAGTCTCCTATGTTGTAACGATTAATGGCAATTCATCAACCGTTTCTAGTCCAAGTATCAGCTTGACACAGCCGCCTACTGGCCAATTATCTATCTCAGTAGCAGCGCAAGTTGATGGACAAACCGGACCTACAGCGCAGACATCCGTGAATGTCCCTGGAGGATCTGGCGGAGATTCCGGCGACGGTTCTGACGGTGAAAGCCAAGAAGAACAACCTGCTGAAAACGAAGACTCCGGTGGTGAAGAAGAACAAGACACCGAACAGGACGAGTCTGAAGGCGGTGGTCAAGAAGAAGACCAAGGTCAAGCTGACCAAGAGCAAAATAATGACCAAGGTTCTGAGTCAGAGTCCCCGAGTTCTGAAGAAGGCCAACAGCCTGACGAAGGCAATGGCGGTGGAAACAACGAAACTGGCAACACCAATGACGGAAATTCCGGCAGTGAAGGCGGCGGTGGAAGTGAAAGTTCTTCTACCCAAAGCCAAACTGAAGGGGGTAACGGCGGAAGTAATCAAGAAGGCTCCGCCAGTACCAACTCTGGAAGTTCAGGCAGCTCTGGCGATTCCGGAGGGTCTGGATCTGGAAGCCAAAGTTCTGGCAGTTCCAGTGAACAAAGCGGAAGCAGCGAAGAAGAATAAAAGAGTTTATAAAGACTTTCTGTTAGAAATAACAGAAAGTCTTTTTTTATACTTGGACTTACTTTAAATCCTATAAATCTATTTACAGTATATTGACAAATCTCCAAGAACCATGCTATATTTAAGTAGTTGTAAAATTAAATCATTCATTGGTTTAGCAATTTGGAGAATTGTCCGAGTGGCTGAAGGAGCTCGCTTGGAAAGCGAGTATACGGTTCGTCCGTATCGAGAGTTCGAATCTCTCATTCTCCGTCTTTTATATTTTATACAGTATCAAGGTAACTCAAATGACTGATATAATAGGCTTTTGTAAAAATAACTAATTCAAATATACGTATGAAAATCTATAAATGCTAAAGAGTCATCTAAAGACTTTTAAGAATAGCGTTGCCTAGGATAGAGCAAAGGACTGCACTCATTGAGTGCTTTTTTTATGTCTAAAAAAAAGAAATCACACCACCAATAAGTAGTGTGATTTTTGTTTTATAGTAGTATTTATTCATTATCAAAAAAGACAGGTTCTCCGTAATCTTCTATCCATTTAATCGTATAATCTTCATTTTCTGGAGCAATTGTAGCTATTTTTCCGGTTGCTGTGCCACCTTTGTACAAATCAGTTCCTCCGTATTCATTAGTAATTGTTGCATAATGGCCATCAGGAGATTCTGAACCACTTTCAGAGACGGTAGAAACTTGTGGATATGAGACATAAGATTCATTATCAGATCCTTCTACAAGTTCCCCTGTTACATCAAACACAATCCATTGATAGCCTTCAGGAGCTTGTTCATTGAATTGATTTTCATTTAACAAGAAATTATATGCTTCTTCTCCAGAAATCAAATTAGACAATGTTAATCTGAGGAAACCAGAATCTTGTTCTGGATCATTAATATCAACCAATCTCATTGTTGATTCACCAAAAGGTATAGGACTTGTCCTCGTCCCATGGTCTTCCCTTTCGTTTTCTAATTCTTGAGTTTCGGAATTTGAATCTTCAGAAGTTGACTTATTTTCACTTGAAACTTGTTTATCTTCTTGTATACTTTCTCCATTTGCTCGTGTTTGTTCAGTCCCAGCTGTTCGAGTAGTATCGTCTGATGGGGACACCATTGCGAAAAGAACAAAAGAAATCATAGAAATAGCAAATATTATCCCACTTCTTTTAAATATATGTTTCGCTGGTTTTCTTGTTAATTTAAAAACAATTCCGATAACCAACATTACAACGGCAATAAGCAATCCAAACCAAAAAACTAAAGCCAGTAGTGTGTCCATATGTAATTCCTCCTATAATTATTATATTACTTAATACTAATAATAGCTGCTTTCTTACTAAAAGTACACAATTTTTACGTAATCAAATAATTAAACCTCCTCAAAGTTGAGGAAATCTAAACAAAAAAGAATACGCCCCTTTAAGGCGTATCCTCGAAAATAAATGTTAAAGGTTCTCTATGAATTTAAACAAAATAACAAGCCTTTATTATACTATTTTCAATTACAAATGTAAACGGTTAATTAAGCTTTCTTCCTACAACAACCGTAAATTCTTTATATCCAGTATCAGGATTGATTTCAACGATCTCATACGAATCCCCGCGCCACTGGATCACCATAGTATTATTGATGGCATATGGTTGTTTGTAACGAATGACAAAATCCGTGGTGTTTTCGTGTGCTGTACCCCAAGACTGCTTCACATCTTGGATCATTTGCGTTCTAACGTGTGTCCAGCATGAGAACAAGTCTGTAACTACACTCCCTGGTTCAGGTCCAGGCGCTGGTTGTTTCGATTGAAACGTGATCCGTTCGTTTAACTCGCGCATATTGTCAATGATTGGCATAATATTTCCCTCTCATCTGTTGAACCAGTGATAACACCGTATTTGGTATATGTCGGGAAGACGCTTCTTCGCGGTTCAAATACCAGTGTTGTGTAAGCAAACTTACCGCCCACTCATATTGTTTAAACGCTGAAATCGCCTCATAATGCTCCTCTCGCGCACTGATTGCGCTAAAAACGTAGTCATCAGCAGTTTCAATCAAGGTTTCAAGCATTGTATCATCTTCATTATGATCTATACGTAAACTATTTTTGATTTCTAACACGGTTGGCAACATCATTCATCACCTTTTACGCTTCAGGCGCTTGTGTATCAGCAGATAATGTTACATAAAATGCAGCGTCTTCATCAATGGTTTCATAATCGTTACGAACAACAACCGCTAAGCCTTGGCTGTAATGATCGAATTTCTCCCATTGTGTAGTAATTTGGTTTCTTCTTGCTACAAATACTGCTTGTTTCAAGTCACCAATGATGATGGGGAAGTCACTGCCTTCATTGGGGAGCAATTTATCAGAGGTAATCACAACTGGAAGCCCAAACAATGCTTTCCCACTTTGGGCTGTAATATCAGGCTGTAAAATGTAGCGTCCATCCTTATCTTTTAAGGTGTCTAGATGGTTGAATGCAGATTGATTCATTAAAGCCATTTTATTTAAGGCTGGATCCAACTCCACATTATTGATTTGTTTCAGTTCATCTAAACTGCTTACGGTTCTTGACGTGAAGGTTTTGAGTAAGTCAATGATATGTTTGTTGTCTGTATTATCCACTAATTTATTGAGCTGGTCTTTCACTTCAGCCACAATATCTACTTCAGAATCTTCCACAACCTCATTGGATAAGGCAATTTTACCCGCTCGCGTTTCTACTTTGTACTCCACTTGAGTAAACATATCAGCGTCCACGTCGCCAATTTCAGCCAATTCTTCTTTTGTAAGTAATGTTGCTTGTTGATCGGTAGCTACTGGATATTGTCCTTGTCCGTTTGACACATCTTTGACCGTCACATATTGCGCTAGGTTATAGTCCGAACGCTTCAAGTCAAAGACTTCTTTAATCACTTCACTTGGTACGACGGCAGACGCATTTTCCGTATCTACTCCAGCGCGTTCTTCCCCTTTACTTCGAATGTAGTCTTCATAGCCTCGAATTTCCGTGTTTTCATTGTCTAATAATGTTTGATCCATATTGGTATGCTCCTCTTTTTTTGTATTTTTAAATGCTTCATACGATCGTTTGTCTACTTGCACAAGTGAGCTATCATAAGCGGGAAGGGTCACTACACTGATTTCATTCAATGATTTAATCTTGTCTATGGAACGAGTGACTTCTCCATTTTCATTTTCTGTGAAGGAATCAAGTTCCATTTCAAAGCCAAAACTCATAGAATCAATAATATCACTCGATACATTCTCATACACATCATTCGCGTAACTTGTGTTTGGTAGTTCAGCAGAAAACCGCAAGCCCACCTCATCTACTTCTAAATCCAATGTACCCGCTTTAGTGCTGGCTAATGGCTGGCTGTAATCGTGGTTATACAGTAAGAATACGTTTGTGAAGTCTACGTCTTCCAGCGCCTCGGGTGTAATCACTTCTGTAAACCCGCCTAAGTCTTTGCTAGGCTCGTTAAAGCGCAACGCATAACCACTAATAACTTTCTTCTCTGTTTCTTGCTGTTCGTCTTGGCCTTCTTCTGTTATTTCAGAATCGAGTTCAGGTTGTTCATTGAGCCTCAATTCCTCTGTTGTCACTTGTTTTGTTGTTGTCATTGGCTGCATTCCTCCTTTTGAAATATATCAATTGATCTCCACCATTCAGTGGTTTGTAACCAAGTTTTGCCCGTCCTTCATTTTGGGTGATTAAGCCACTCTCTACTTGATTTACGATCGTTTCGGTCATGGTTTCGGGATCCGCTTCAAATAAGAAATCTGAATTGAATTTAAAATGATAGCGGAGCTTATTATCTAATTCACTCGTGAATGAACGGTAATAATGTACCAGTGTATTTTGAAGATACATCACATTCGTTTGTGTGGTGTTCGAGTGGTGGCTTTCAACGCCCAAGCGCTCGCTTGGGATTCCAAACGCTTTGGCTATTTGTTTTGTCGTCCAGTCACTCGAGTTAATGAGTTTTAACACATCTGTATTGACTTCTATATTTTGATAATCCATTCCATCATCTAAAATAATGGTTCGTAACGCGTTGTTCCCTTCATCGGAGCTGTTGGCTTCTTCAAATTTCTCACGAATCGCGTTTTTGGCTTCAGCATTTAAATCCGACTTATGGACTTTTAAAATCCCGCTGCCATTGATCCCCCGATTAAAAAAATTGTGAATCGTACGGTTGCCCGCTTTTTGTACTTTCATTTCATCAGCTAAGGCATATAAAGGCGGGATTCCCGTTAAACCATCTTGTGTAAAATGTTTACAATGCAAGATGTTCTCTTTCTCGATGATTCGTTTAGACTTGGCCTCTGTTTCTACTTCATAATATACAGAACCATTCTTTCGCTGTTTCATCGACACAATCGAGTTTTTCAGCAGTTCTAACTGCTTGACGCGGTTGCTGCCATCTCGGATAATTTCAGCAAAGCTATTGCCATTGAGTAACATATTGACGGCTAACGAAAATTTAAAGTGCCATCCGTCCATATTCTCGTTGGGCTTAGTATTTAACAGTTCCGTTAGGTGTCCGTCACTTTGGACTTTGTCCTCTTTCACTATTTGGAGCGGGCTTGAAGCTATATCACTCGCCAAAATATTCACACTCGTAAACACATCGCTATTTTGTATGGCTTTGATTCCCGTATAAGTAATGGTTGAATCGTTTGAGGTCATGCTTACAACATGATCGAGAAACGGCTCTCCTGTGGTGTAATTGGTGTTTCTTGGTTTAAATAGTGCCACCTATGTTTTCCCTCCTTTCTATTCTGTATTGAGTAGCCAACTCACGAATAGGCAACATACGCCCAGCGCTAACAGTCCGTAAAACGGATTTGTCAGAAACGTAACGGCTACGGTGATAAATACTAATCCCAGTAAAAATAAAATCGTATGAATATGATTAGAAAGAAAATGCTTCACTTTTGAAAAATTCATTATCCGCTTTCTCTCCTTCCACACTCATAAAATGATTCATTGCGAACACATACGCATTGAGTAAGGCTACAATTGGATCTATCTTATTCGAGTTTTTCGACTTATTAATCTGTATCCCGTTATTATCTTCTTTCGTGATCGCATTATGAACGGCATGAGTAAGGATTGTGTTTTGATTATGCACGATATTCTTTTCAAAGATTTGTTCTCTGAAGGTTCGTGTCGGTACATTCAAGGTTAACGTACCTTGTCGCACCTCAACCATAGAATAATTGGCTTTTTCAGCCATGGAGATTAAACTATTCGCATTGTATGGATCGTACATAATCCCTACACATTCCAGGTCATTCTCCTGGATCAAGCTCTCAATAAACGCAAAAACTTGTTCATAGTCCACAATCCCACTTTCTAGTTGAGTAATGGAACACTCGCCCGCTCGTTCAAGCTCTCGATACGCTAAACCGTCACGCTTTTCTTTATCTCTCAAGCCGTACTTGGTAGCCACAAAGGAGTGGGAATCTGCATAGAGTCTTCCGTCGTCTAGCGGTACAAGCCATGAACCACTGGTTAAATCGTCGGTTTTCGATAGGTCAATACCTATATAGACTTGTTTTCCTTGTATGTCTTGCGGTTCCACTTCTACCGCATTCCAGTCCTCCCCACTAATAAGGCTATCCTCTGAAGCTTGTCGCCACATATTCATGTTTTTGACCAATAAAGGATTTAAATTATTTTGTTTGGTAGCAAGGTTGATATCTTCAGCCAACTCATTCATCATTGGCTTTTTGATTTCTTCACTTTCAAAGATCGGATTCGCTTTGATCCATTTACTTTGATCATGAATTTCTTCTTCATCATCTAACTCCCAAACAGCTATGAAATAACGGTCAGCTTCTTCTTCACCTTTCAGGATTTTATCTAAGAGCAAATAATCATCATAAGCGGGCACATTGAGGTTTAGCCCAGCCGTGGTTATGACACATAATAAGGCGTTCTTTTGCTGTACTTGCCCTTGTTTAATCACATCATAGGTTTCTTTGGTTCTACTGGCATGGTATTCATCATAAATCGTTGTGGTACTGCCCCAGCCGTCAAGTGTATTGTTCTCACTGGCTAACGGTAACGCTATCGAATTGGAAGGCAAATGTTCGATTTTAGACTCATTAATTTTCAGCTGTTGCCTAATGTATTTACTCTTCTTCGCCACGGCGCGCAATGAATTTTTCATCATGGTATAGCCTAATTTCGCTTGTTTAAGGGCGTTTGATACAAATAAGACCTGTCGCCCTTGCGCTGGTTCATTTTCCATGAGAAGCGCTAGAGTGGCCATTCCTGAAGCCAAATACGTTTTGGAGTTCTTCCGTGCCATGGATATATAGGCACGACTGAAACGCCTAGAATCATCATCTTTTAAACGCCAACCATATAAGCTCCCAATGATAAACCGTTGAAATCCTAATAGTTTGATCGCTTCTCCATCTGTACCAGGTAACAACTCCATGAATTGGATCGCTTTTTTCGCATGATCTTCACTAAAGTAATAGGGATAACTCTTATCTTTGGATTTCTCCAAGTCATTCATGTGTCGCTCGCAAGCTAATTTGATTTTCTCTCCCACCATGATCTCCCCGTTTAACACATCATCAATGTATTGCTTCATGATTCCATCAACTCTTGAAATGGATCACTCTTTTCCTCGGTTTTGGCTTTATTCAGCGCTAATTTAGATCGTGCCTCTAGAGTCATTCCTAGAGCGTTGGCTGCAGATTTCATATCATTCATAGCTTTGGACTGCACGCTTACGGCGGGATTGGCTTTTTTAACGCCACTCGCTTCACTGGTAATGAACGTTCCAGCCTTCCGAATCTCATTTTCAGCCGTCTTGATCCGTGAATAGGCTAAACAATACGACACCAGCAAACCATAGTCCTTTTCAGATAACGGAAAATCTTCTTTCATGACGGGTACAAGGCGTTTCCATTCACTCTTAGCGCTCGCTGGAAGCCATTCAGGCGCTTCTGTGGTCAATTCTTCATGATTAAACAGTTCTTCTTTAGCGTCCTCTCGTTGTGCTTTCTGTTCATTGGTGAGGTGTGACTTCACATCTTCCATTAATTTTACTTGTCTTGGCATGATAATCCTCCTTTCTAAATTTCCTAACGTTGGGAATTTTGCTTCTTCATATTGTGAAGGACATATGTTTTGGTATCTGCCCCGTGTGTATGTAGGAGCTATAAATATGTTCTCCGAATTTCGGAGGACTGAACACATAAAAAAGGACGCACCATCAGTATTTACACTGAAAGTACGTCCTCGCTTTTTGCGTTTAGGCGTATTAACATATCTTTTCACTTGTTTTGGTATCGATCATAGCCACTTTTCCGTTACGGACAGTGATTTCTATGTTGCCATAATCGGGGATTTTCACCTCTTTGGATCGCCCGTCTGAAAAGGTTATGGTTATTTTATCTTGCATAGTTCTCCTACTTCCTATTATAGCAGTTTTGATTACAGTTGTAAACGTATATTCGTTGTGTTTTGCAACTACCTAGCTTTTGAAAAAGGATTTTTACTTGAACGCGAGCCCCGCGTCGGTCCCAAAGCCAAAATGAGAGCCGGGGATATTTTTTTGAAATTTATTTTTGGAAAATTATTTTTTAGATTTTATTTTTCACTTTTTAAATTTTAGATTTCATTTTTCTGTTTTCGTTTTGCTCTTTCTTCTCTACCCTTCACATTATTATGATAGATACACAAACTTTGAAGGTTGTCCGTATCATAGCGTTTAGACCAATCATCACGAATAGGTATAATATGATCGGCTACATCAGCTTGTTTAATGATCCCTTGTTCTAAACACATCTCACATACTGGCTGCTTAATCCGTTGCAATTGAGAGAGTTTCTCCCATCGTGGTGTTTTATAAAAGGTATGATATTTCCCGTCTTTACGCTTACGGTACTGATAAGAATCAGATACCTTCTCTTTTCGTTCGTGCTTTACACAATAGGTATCCGTATAATTCACTAACTGATGACAACCAGGATGATGACAAAGCTTCACTGGTTTCATTGAATTAAGTCCAATAGCTCTACAACATCATCAAAGCTAGCAGTTACACTTATTATTGCTTTTTGATTTGGTAACGTTATGTTACAACCTTCTTCCACGATAGTTTCATTTTCTATATCATGGACAAACCTTTTTTCTATTTTGGACACATGATCCATATTAATGAGGATTGGTTCCCTGTTTCCCACAGATTCTTCTATTTGTATCACGTTCAGTTTTATCATGTTCATCAATATCTACTCCTTTAGTTTTTAAATAAATATATACTTAGGGAATCTTCTACCATAAGTTAGGGAATCTTCTTTTTTAGAATTTCCTAGCAACTATTCCCCTCATACCAACGTTTTTTACATTAGGGAAGGAAGGAACCTTTCTCAGCCAACTTGTATATTTATAGAATAGTTTTTGTTCTTTTTTTACAATTACAATATATTATAAAAGAAGGTTCCTAGGTTCCCTAGCTAACAACAATGGCTTCATACCAAGATTAATGTAGGGAATCTTCTAGGGAATCTTTTTGTTTTAAAACTTCCCATCGGTCAAAAGGTTCCCTTAACTTGCCACCAATTTTTTTCGTCTTTCTTTCAGGTCAATAATTTTATCTTTGGTTTCGTCAATATCCATTGATTTATAATCAGAATGGCTACTTTCTAATTTCCGAATTGTTTTTCTTAACTTATCAATAGTGGTATCAATTTCATTTACATCAATACGTTTCTCATTTGCTGGATTCACATAACAAGGTTTTCTATCGTCACGATATTTATTTATATCAATCTCATTAAATTGAACCATTTCTTTATCAAAGAGAATAGCGTCATTTTCTAAGAAGTAATCACCAATGGCTAAAGTTGAGTTTGAAACTTCCCAGTCTTCAGATTTATTAATAAATACGGAAAATCTCCTTGTGAATTGTCTTTCTGAAAGATTCGTAGTCCTTCCAACTTCTTCACACCATTTTCTAAATAATTCATAAACGAACCGTTTTCGTAACCGTCCACTTTCTAATTCAACAAAAACTGTATGATAGAAATCAGCCACGGGATCATTTTGTAATTCAAATTCATGTAGCCATTGCTGGCTTACTTCAGGCTGTATAAACGTAGTGAAATCGTCCATCTGTACCGTTTGATACAGTATCCAACTTAAAAGATTAGGATCATAAGTATATTCACTCTTAATTTTTGGATCTCCTTTTTCACCTTTAAAACTGGTTGTAAATGGGGCAAATAACATTCTTCTTTTGAATGCATCGGTTATATCAGAAGTACGAACAAAATCATTTGCTGATTGGATAACTAACGGGTTCCCTTGATACGTATACGTTGGCCTATTCTTTGGATTCACATTCAATACGTCATTTGTGATAAGAGATTTTAAATTCCTAGGTTCTTTGAGAAAAGAGCCAGCGTCATTATCATCTCCAACAACAATTTTGGCTTTTTCAATTCCTTCAAGGTAAAATTCTTTATCAAAATCAGCCATACCTAAAGTGAGGAGATTCTTTTTGCCAACAAGTGAAATAACAAATTGTTGAAACGTTCCTTTTCCAGTTCGTCCACCGCCATTGTCTATTAAAATAACGAATTGCTCTCGGTTCTTACTTTGAAGACTAGCTCTCAATACTTGCCACAACAAATGTTCTACTTCTTCATCATATCCAGCCCATTGCTTCATGGATTCGCTGAAACTCCATCCGTTAAACGTAGGTTCATAAGTAAATTCTTTGTAATTTACAGATGATTTTGAAGTGAACACAATTTCAGGCGTATAAGGGTGTAATTTCTTTTCTTTCCAGTCTAATATCCCATTACCAATACACGAATAACGTTCTCCGTCGTATATATCAATAACTTTGGTTTTCTTTTTAATATGGAAAATCACATTTTTCGATTGCGCTTCAACAAAAACTTCCTCTAGCCAGGAGATCACTTCATGGATATAAGAAAGTTCATTGGTATAAATTCCTTCATCAAATAAATACATACTCACTGGATTTTCTTTTTCATCAATAAGAATAAAAGGAACATACTCCATTAATATTTTGCTGGCTTTTAATTCTGAAATATGCGGCCTTTTTAAATCGGTGCCTTTATTCCCTTTAAAGTGTTCTAAACCTTTTCGTTCAAGAAAACCACGTATATTTAGCAGTTGTTTCAATTGCTTTGATTCGTTTATTTCATGAGATAAGGTTTCTTCAATTAATTCTTCAATAGCTTCTTTGCGTTCTTCAGTTTCTATATATTCATCAGTGAACACGTCCATATTCAAAATAGTATCGAATGAAAGAACACCATCTTCATTTTTTGACTCATTGTATTGGTGCTTTAATTCCTCAATATTCATCTGCATTAATTACCTCCTTTCTTTGCTAATTCTCGTTTTAAAATACTTCCAAAAATAGTATCGACTTCTTTCTTATTTAATGGTGGAGAGATGAAATTCTCATTCAAAATGTGGATCCAATTCTCAATACTTTCAACGTCCATTTTCCAATAGAACATTTTCCCCACTTGTTTTGTAAGCCACTCATTTCTTTGTCCTTCGTCTATTCCAGTGTTCCATTCTTCCAATATGGAAGCTATATAATTTTTTTGTTTCATTTTGTAATTTGCTTTTAAAAACATACGCTTCGAGTTATTGTTCCTTTTGCTTTTATCAATGTAAGAATCAATGGGAAACGGTTTTCCATAATTTTTAAAGAACATTGTTTGGTCTGTATATGGTGTAATAATTGGTAACCCCATACATTGAGAATACGTTTCAGATTTATCATCATAAGAGAGCCCAATATATTTACCAACGTTTTTGACTAGGGATGCATTTTCTTCTTTTGTATAAGTTCTATTCGTATCAATAACTAATCTGTATCTAAACCCTTTATCAATATCTACAATGTGAGAACCGTCATTCTTATCTTTAATTCCTTTATGGTATGAATGGATTGACGGATATAAAAAATAGTTATAATCAGCTAACTTATCATGAATAACCTTTTTAAATTCCTCAAACTCCATATCTAAATTTTCATAATCAAAAGTGAGTAAATTCTTTTCAATTAAGTTCTTATCTTTTCTGATACTAGGCTTTAACGTTCCAGCTATAAAATAATAAGCTTGATTCTTTTTATAGATGTCCCGTTTCTCATAATCTTCAATATCTATTTTTGGTGGTTTAAAAACAGTGATTAGCTCCCAATCAGAATGGTTTGTTAAAGCTTCCCCATCAATTGGTTTCATCGTGTTTGTACGAAAGCCATTTGATATATATAGCATGAATATTCCTCCCTTAAAAAATGTAAAACGATTGAAATTTAAGGAGGCGTGCCGTATAATAGAAATATAGGTATATACGGTATTACCTCGCTTAAATTCCACACGGTTTTTGTGTCAAACCGCTTCGCTTATTGAAGTTGCTGCTTCGATAAGCTTTTTTTGTGTCTAATTGTCTTCAATCTCTCGAACATACTTCTTGATTTCGTTTAAACTGTCGTACATTGCTTCAATTAATTCTTCACGTTCTTCATTAGGGGTCACAACGGTTACTTTGTCAGGACTTTCTTCAATAAACATGTTTTGGTCTGCGTGCAATGAGAGTTGTAGCCCAAACAATCCACCATCTATTTCGTCAACAATCGCTTTAATTTTCTCTACTGGTTCCATTTCATCAAATGTGTTCATTTCTATTCTCCCTCTCTTTTAATTCTTCTTGGAACTTCTTCACTTCGGTGTAGACAATCTTGATCCCTGGAAACGTTAGTACCCCAAATACATAGCCTATGATCCACATCACTGTTAAACCGTCCATTAGTTGCCCTCCTCGTCTGTTACATAACCATTCATATTAAGTTCATGTTCATCAGTAGCATTTAATAAGGCGAATGCAATTTCATCTAAATCTTTTAATACATCTTGATTGGTTAAAAACGTATCGCTTAAAAATTCATGCACAAAATGGTAATAAGCTTGTGTTTCTCCTTCCCTTAATTCATCAGGACGAGGTGTTAAGTTAATCGTATGGTTAATCTGTCTAAGATAGGCTTCAATTCGTGCTACTTTCTCCCCTAATTGATCAAGTTCTTTTGCAGTTAGTTTTACATCGTTTTGGTTAGTCATTTTTATTCTCCTTTTGATATATTTCATTGCGTTTCATATGTATTTCTGTTCCTGTATCCTGGGCGGGATATTAGTTTATTTGGTGTGATTTTATAAATTCATGCAACTCTGTTTTTTGAATATACATACGACTTTCAATTTTGTATGTTGGTAACCCCCTCTCCACAAAATTTCTTAACAATGTGCTTTTACTTACATCTAGTAGCTTGCAGCATTCTTGTAGAGTTAGAAATTCTTTAAATCCAGCGTCAGCTCTAGCTTTAGCAATCGCTTCAGCATAAATCTCTTGGATTGACTGTCTAAATTCATCTTCTAACGAATCATCAAGTTTTATTTGTAGCGGCAATTAGATCACCTCCTTTTATGCGTCTTTTTTCGTCTGGATTTTAGTAAAAAAATATCGGATATTTCTATATCATAATCTAATTCTTCTTTTATCAACTTATAAAATTCTTCCATTTCATAATCTTTAAAGGGAATCCTTCCTTTTTCTTTATTTCTATAAGTTACTTCAGACATTTCAAGTTTCTTTCCCATTTCTTTTTGATTGTATCCTAACATACTTCGATAACCAATTACTCTAGGATTCATATTTACACCCTCTTTCAATGCGTCGTTTTTCGTCTTTACAATTCTTATTATACATATGTATTTTTGGATTGCAACAGTTTTACGTCGAAAAACGTAGATTCATTTCTTTTTTTGTGGTATTTTATATCTAAGACGATTAGAAAGAGGAGTGTATATGAAAATTGATAAAAAGTCTGTTGGAAGGCGAATTAAAGAAATAAGACTTTCCAAAGGTGACACTTTAGCAGAATTTGGAGGACACTTTGAAAAAGAAGCTAGTGATAGTATTGTTTCAAGATGGGAACGTGGAGTTAGCCTACCTAATAAAGAAAGATTAAAGGCTATTTCTGAAATAGGAAACATATCTGTTGATGAATTATTATATGGAAATTACAAGGATTATGTAACATCAGTTTTATATAAAGCGATTAGAAATAATGAAAAGTTACAACAGACCTTAAATAAGTACTTTTCCTATAATGCTATCTTTAATTTTGGTGAAGAAGATGACGGTTTAATAAACGCATTTGACTTTTTGCCTGATAGTTCTGAATTTAATTATACATTTAAAGAAGCTACTGACTTAATAGATTATCTAATAGATGAAATAATAGATTTTCTAAAAGTAAGCGATAAAAATCGAGATCCTGAGGTAATAATTCAATTTGCTCAAATAATAATAAATAATCATCTACAAAGAATAGCTAATGATTTTAATGAAGCGATAAAACGTGTCAGAAATTTCTTAAGTCAATTCAATATTAATTATTCAACAAGTGTCTTTGAAAACGAGAATGAAATTAGCGATTGGATTGATATTTTTGCAAAAGCTGAAGATATAGAACGTGAAGAAGCTAAAAAAATCACTTTGAATAATATGTACCTAGAAAAATTAATTGCTGATATTAATCGGTTCATAAGGCGTTTAGATAACTTACAAGATGAATATCAAAACAAAATTGATTCAGATATATAATCTTTATATAGCCAATGATTTCATTACTGAATTAAAAACAACCAATAAAACATTTCCTTTCCTGTATCCTGGGCAGCGTGAGAAAGGAATCAATACACAATGGTTAAATATGAACGATACACTAAAGATGGTAAGAAGTATTATAAAGTCAGAGGATATTTAGGCAAAGATGCCGTAGGTAAACAAGTGAATATCGAAAAACGAGGCTTTAGAACAAAAAAAGAAGCCGAGCTATACTATAGCAAGGCTAAACTGAAGTTAGATAATAATGATTACGAAAAAGATAATCACTCTTTAACGTATAAAGATGTGTACAATGAATGGCTTCTCAATTACCAAAACAAAGTAAAAGAAAGTACATTCGTTAAAACGAAACAAATTTATCGTGATCATATTATCCCAGTGTTTGGAGCTATGAAAATCAGTAAGATTTCACACAAAGTGATTCAGGAACAAGTCAATGAATGGCACAAACAATTTGGGCAGTATAAAAAGGTCTATAATTACTTAAAACGTATCTTTGATTACGCTATACTCCATGAATATATAAAAAGAAACCCGTGTGACCGTGTATCTATCCCTACCAAAAAGCTTGATTATGGAGTCGAGAAGACTTCGAAAGACTTTTACACAAAAGATGAATTAAACCAGTTTTTAGAAGCTCTAGATGACTACGATTATCCAATGTGGAAATGTTTCTTTTACTTATTAGCGTATACAGGGATAAGACGTGGAGAAGCTTTAGCGTTAACCTGGGAGGATATAGACTTTGAGGATAGTACATTGGACATAAACAAAACGCTTGCTGAAGGCGAAGAAAGAAACTTAATCGTTCAATCTCCAAAATCAGAAAGCGCCGTACGAACTATTATTCTTGATGATACTACTATAAGTATACTGAAAAAGTGGAAAAAAGAACAAGCGAAAATATTAATCGGTTTTGGGTACAACGCTATGAGCAAAGACCAGTTGCTGTTTAGTAAATTAACCACCAATAAGCACTTGAATCTTTCCACACCTCGAAATCGTTTGGTCAATATTTGTAAGAAGTTTGATCTACCAATGATTAATCTTCATGGATTTAGACACACGCACGCTTCTCTGTTATTTGAAGCTGGAGTATCTATGAAAGATGTGAAAGAACGCTTAGGACATTCAGACATCACAATGACTATGAATGTGTACACTCATGTTACTAAAGATAGTAAGAATAAATCGGCTGAATTGTTCTCGAATTACATCAGTAACTAA